GACGAGCTTCTGTGCCTGCGAAAGCAACGACAGATACTCGATCTTGAGTTTCACACCCTGCAGCTCGCGCGGCGGCGGCGGCAAAAGCTGCGCGCGATCCATCATCGCGTAAGTGCGATCAACGGTTTTATCGTGAACGTCGTCTTTCTGACCCTCGACGACCGGGCCGAGAATCAAGAGCTTCTCCTCGTGATGCTCCTCGATCTCGCGGGCAGTCGCACGCTGCGCGCGGCGATCGTTGTGCATCAGTAGAAACAGATCGGCGTAATACGCCTGATTGATGCGCATCCGAATCTGCTGCTGCTTCATCTCGAGTTTGTCGATCGCGAACTTGGTCTCGTGTATCGGCGTGATGCCTTTCTGACCGTCGCGGATGTTGACGTAAGTAACATCGCCGGGAATGAGCGAGGCCTTCTGGTTCCGGACATGCGTCGGCGCCTGCAGCGGCGGGTTGATCTCCTTCTCGATCGCCTGCGCGCCCTTGCGCTCGCCGGTCTGTAGCTGCTTCACGTCGCCGAGCGCGATCATGCCGGGGCAGCTCGTGCCATAGGTATCCTCGCCGGTGCGCTCCCAACGGCCGAGGAGAACGGGGAACTCATTGAACCCACTCTCGCGGAGAAATCGCTCCTCGTTGTCCTGACCCTTCTCGAAGTGGCACGACGCGAAAGGTTTGTGCTTCGCGTTGATGAGCGCCTTGCTTTCGTCGTGATCGACGTTCGGTGCGACGATCCAGCAGACCTCGACGTTCTCGTTGTAGGCGTGCCGGTCCCACATCGAGCGCACCGTGCGCGAGACCTTGCGCCAATCGATCTGATTCGTGCGCACGTCGAGCGCGAACTTCTTGACGACCTGGCGCACCGTCATCGGATACTCGCGGACGAACGTGTCGACGAGACCGCGATCGTTCACGCCCGCGGCATACGAGCCGATCGGATACGAGTAGCAGCGAAACAGGTCCTCGTCATCCTGAAGGATGCCCATCGCGCCAGTGCCGAAATCAGCTTCGTCGCCATACATGAGCGGCAGCGCGTTGTAGAGATTCGACCCCGCGAACACCGTCAGCATCCGCTTCGTGACGGTATGCAGCCATTCCTTCACCGGACCGAACTCGGCGAGATCGGGATCGGGCGTCGAGAGCCTGATCCACGGCCGGGCGGGCGAGGAAAGCCCCCCGTGCATGCCAGCGCGGCAGGTAGTCGAGGCGAACGTCGCCGTCGAGTCGATGATCTTCGAGTTGCGCTTGTCGCCCTTGTTCTTGTCCGTGATGAGGAAGCGTGGCCGGCGAGGCCGGATGAACTCGCCAAGCTCGCGCCATTGCGCATCGAACGACGATCGCTCGGTCCACAACTGCCCCCGGATCGCCTCGTATTCCCGGCGCTTCGTGAGCGGGTTGTCGCTGTATGGCGAGTAGTCGCCGAGGTTCATCAAATGGCGACTCCGTCAACCACCCTCGTTGTCGTGATGACGAACAGAGTGTTGCCGCCGATGTTCACTTCGACAATAGAGAGAGTGCCTCGGGGCACCTTGGCGGTTTTTACCACCCGTCGGGGCCTCAGCTCGACCTCTGCTCTGGCACAGAGGCCAAACGCAGCGAGCAGGTTGATGCCGTAAGTAGCTGCCTCAAACCCTTCATCCACGTCGGTCACCATCACCGCCTCGGCTGCCTCTTTGTCCAGGCACACCCATTCGGTGTGGATGGCCTTGATGCCGATCGTGAGCGGCGTTTCTTCGGCTACGGCAATTCCAGGCGCGAGAAGAATTACCGTCAACAGCACATTGCGCCAGAAGGTTTGGGGCACGAAATCTAAACTGAATGACATAAAACCTCCGTGATTTAGTAGCCGAGTAGGGTTGTGACCGACTTGTTTTTCTCCTCGAGCTCACCGAGCCCGCCCGGCCCGGTGAGGAGCGAGTCGGCGCGACCGCCGGCGGCAGCAGCTTTCTTTTTTGTGAGGTTCGCCGCTGCGTCTGCGCGCTGCTTGTTCGCCGCTTCGTTCGACTTCGGCGCCGGAGTCGGCGAACCGATGCTCGACGCCTTCGGGGCGAATAACATGTTGGAGACCACTCCGCCGGCAGCACTCAGCAACACGGGTAAAGCGATTGCGCCCATAGCGTTAGCCTTCGGGGGTTACCGGTGCCTGCGTGAAATCGACGTAGAACTCGTCGCCAACATTGAACTGCTTCAACGCCTCCTCGTTCACCGTGCCGAGCTCGATTTTTCCGCCCGGACTCGAGGCGTAAAACGCCTTGTTCTCGTCGCTGCCGCTGGTAACGGGGTTAAGGGTTACGGTGCCCATGAGGCCGGGGCCGCACCATGCTTTCTGCATGGTTATCGACTGCACGACGAACTTCGCTCTTACGGTCATTTCACTTCTCCTTTCGCCTTGTCGAGACGTTTCGCGTAGATCAGATCGACGAGCTCGTAACCGAACTTGTGTTCGAGGATGTAGCCGAGTTTCGGATGCGCTTGCTTGACGTGATGCAGGATCACTTGAACGCCTTCGGCCGCGAGCTGTTCCTCGCAGAACCGAATGAGGCCGAGACCGATCGCACCGCGCCGGTAGGACTGATCGACGTAGATCACGTCCTGAACGGCCTGCTTGCTAGCCGAGTAATGCGGATTCATGCCGACCGAGAACACGGCGTAACCGACGAGATCGATATTGCTGATTTGCCGGTCCGCATCGGCGAGCCGTTCCGCGCGGGCCGTGTAAATCCGCAGCACACCCGAGCGCTCGGCCTGCAGGTAGCGCTCGACATCGACGTTCAATGAGATGTCAGGGTAGTGCGCGATCTCTTGCCAGTGGCGATGGAGGATCGGCAGCGCCTCTTCGAAGCACTCCTCGAACGTCTCGCGCTGGTAAGTGGAGCCCATTGCAGGCGGATATTGCTAAATCCGCAACAGAATTGCAATACCCGCACTGTTTGGGGCATTAATGTCGGCTTAGCGGCCATCCGGATCGAAGTCGACCAGGGCCGTGCCGCCGTGCTCGACCAATTCCTCGACGATCTGACGCTCACCGCTTGCGTAGCTCGTGAACTTCGCGCGCACCGCGGCGACACGCTCGGCCGCGCTCACGTGAGGATCGAACTCGGTTTGCGCGTGATTTGCCTCGCGTCCCTCGCCGACGATCGCGGCCGGCATGTCGGGCTCAGCGAAAGTGAGCCCGAGCGCGTCCCAATAGTTAGGCGAGCGGCCGATCTTTTTCTTGATCTGATCCTTGTCCTCGACGATCAGCTTGCCGCGCTTGAACGTATACGTAATCGCCGTCGCCTCGGCGAGCAGCTCGGGACTATAAGGCAGCGCGCCGCCGCGCTTGATCCATTGCGCCGCATTCCATTGCATTTCTGCGCGCGCGTTGTAGAACCTCTGGTCGATCGCCTTCTGCGCGAAATTGACCGGCGTCGGAGAGTAGCCGGCAGCAATGAGATCGTCGATCGCGCCGGCCGCGTATCCGCCAGTGTCATCGAAGAACTCGCGCTCGCTACCCCATTTGTTCTTTGCCATCTGCACGCGGCCAGAAACCTGCTGCGATCGGACGTTGCGCATCTCGACCGGCTTGAACGCGGCGAGGCCCTGGCGCGGGAAGATCACCCACTTGTCATTGCCGAACCTTGCCGCATCGATGCCGAGACGCTTCTGTGAAAAGTCGTATTGATCGACGCGCAGGTGCCGCGCCATCGCCGCTTCGACTTCCTCGACTCCGAGCAGCGCATTGATCGACGCTTCCGGAAACATGCCGAGGATGAACGTCTTGATCCACGGATCATCACGCCCGTATGTGTCGATCTGCTGCTGCGCATAGTCGAGCGGGATGCGCGGAGAGCGCTTCGGATCGTCGGGATCGCCCGTGATGCGAATGACATACCACAGCGCGCGCAGCTTGGTCGCCGCCGCGTACAGCATGCCATCAAGCGATGTTGGGTTGCCTGCCTGGATGATCTTGCCGACCCTGCAGTTGCCGAGCGCCTGCTCACCCGACTTGAGCACGGTGAGCGGAATATCGCCCGACTCGTCGACCAGCACGAGCACGTATTTCGAGTGCAGGCCCGAGAGCGTGCGGCCCTGCTCCTCGGCATTCGCTGATTTCGCCCACGTTCTTGCCGACAGAAACCAGGTATCAGGGTGATCCTTCGCGAAGATGCGCTCCTTCGTCCAGGTGAACGCAGCGCGCAGCATGTCGCTATGGTTGAGCCACTTCGCGAACTCAGGCCAGAGGTTGTCTCTCAGGTTGTCCTGCGTGATCGAGACCGCAGCGCCCTTCGGATGCTCGCCCTTCTCGCCGTAGCACAGCAAGAAATTGAGGCCGCACCACGCGAGCACGCTCGTCTTGCCCGGCCCGGCGCACGCCTGCAGTGAGATGCGGCGCTTGTCTGCGTCACCCGACGCAAACGCCATGAGCGCGTCGCACTGCCACTCGTCGGGCGCGACGCCGAAGTTCTCGACGACGAACGCGATCGGATTCTCACGCCAGCGCTTGATGTTGCTGCGCGCCCTGGCAAGCGCGCTCACGTCGTTTTCTTGATCCGCATATAGAAGCGCCAAGCTTCGCCGCACGTTCCATCCGAGCGCATGTGCTGAATCGTGTGCCAATCCTGCTTACCATCGGCGACGTATTGACTGTCGCCAGCCAGGCACAGCTCGAATAGACCGCTGTCCGCGTAGAACTGGCACGGCTCGGGCGAGCGCGGATCGTCACCGCGGCACTTTGCGACGTTGATGTAGACGTGCATGCGCAGCAGTTGCTGCGTCACGCGGGCTGCGCCTCCTGCGCTCCGGCGACGAGTTCCTCCAGCGTGATCTTGCCTTGCACATCAACCTTGTCGGTCAGTTGCTGCAAGGATCGCGCGAGCGTCTCGGTCGATTTGTTGCGGTCCCACAATCGGACCTCAATCACTTCGCCGACCTTGATCTCGGTCACATTGACACGAGCAAACGACTTCAGCTTCGCGATCTGATCGTCGTCGAGCTTGAGCGCCTCAGTCAGTTCGGCGACGAGCTTGCCCGCAATGATCCGCACGAGCCCGTTGTTCGCATACTGCTCACGCACCTTGATCGAGGCAATCCCCTGGCGTACGTGCCACGGCATCCGATGCACCGGCAGATAGCAGTTCGTCGCCTCGTCGATCGCGTCGGCGAGATCCACCGTCGACATCGTGCGCAGCGTCTCGACGACGACGTCCTTGTTGTGGGTGTCGCGAAGCGAGACGGCCGTCTCGTATGATTTCGTGCGCTCGCCGTCATCGGCGATCCACGCGGCGACCTCGTTGTAGCGCACATCGCGCTGACGTGTGAACTCGTAGAGCGTCGAGCCGCTCGCAACGCAGCGCACGATCTCGCTCATCGTCATCGGATCGAGCAGCATCGCCTCGGTGCGCCAGAGCCGCTCCATCGTGCGCTTACTTGACTTCGCCTTCATGCCCTTCCCTGTTAATCGCGGCGCGCCCGGCGTTCGCCCGGCCCCTGTGCTCCGGCATCCCGGCCGGGCGCCCCGCTACTCGTCTCGTGAGTTACTCGGCCGCTCGGTCAGCGGGAGTGCGCCGACCACGACTGCCAGCGATGGGGCTCGCTCTGACTGGCTTACGATCGCGACCGACGCACCGTTGCCGGCACTGCGCGATAAACGCCCGTCGTCCCTCGGGGACGCACACCATGCCACCGATGCGAAGTCTGCTACGGCGTTGCGAATACCGCAACATGGGCGAGCGAAAAAACGGCCACGAACGGCCGTCGCGATCGAGCCAGCCTACGCGTGACCTGGATCGACGTGCTCGCATCGCCGCACCTTTCGGGTGACGATCGTTACGCTCACGCACGCCTGGCACCGCAGCGGATCATGCTGCGCATCGCCCGTGTAGATCGCCGCCTCGACCGCGACCTCCGCTCCTGCCTCGATCCCGAGTTTCTTGCGAGCGGCACCAATCATCGCCTCCTGCAGTTCTGTCCCGCTGAGCATGACCTGCATTGAAACCTCCGTTCTTTTTGCGTTGCGTTTGTAGCGACCTTGTAGCGACCTTTTTCGAGGGGTCGCTACACCATTAACCCATTGACACCACATCAGAATATGACCTTTCGCACGCATTTGTTACCACCTCGGAGGCATTTTCCAAGACTTTCCCCATTTCCTCGTGCGTGCGCGCGCGTGCGTGAGGCGTCACTTGTGCGCTCATCGTCTCTTTCTCTCTTTATTTCCTCAATATCTACTAACTCTCATTCTCTATAAAGGTGGTAACGGTGGTAACAACGTTGAATATAAAGGGGTTTGTGTAGCGACCTTTTTGCGATGTAGCGACCCTGCGACCGAGTGCTACCTATTTCCGAAACTGTCTTTTTTTCAAATCTCATATTGTGGACTCCAAAAAGATAGCGATTTCCCGGACTGTGAAACACATATCCCACGAAAAGATAGCGATTTGACATAATATCCCACGAAAAGAGGGTGGAAATTATCGTGCCTACTCCCCATCACACAAGCGCATTCGGCGACTTCCATACTCGCGTGACCTTGCCGGCGATCCGCGCATTGCCGTCGTTCCACCAGCCGAGCACAGTGAGGCAGCGCGTCACACGCATCTGGTCGCCCTTGCTGATCCGATTCAGCTCACACTTGAGGCACTGGATCAGCACGTCGTTTGCCGTCACGTCGACCTTGCCGATCAGGTAATCCGATATCGGCTCAAGCCACGGATCGGCGTCGTAGCGCTTACGCTGCTCCATCAAGGTCTCATCCCCCGGCATCTCCCACCACGACGCGCCCTGCGCGATCCTGGCGCGAGCCTCGGCCATGTATTGCAGCCGGTTCGCCTCGATCAGATCGATGCGCACGTCGCCATCGCAACGAATCGGCCACAGGCGCCGCGCGCCGGTCTCGTCCTTGTTGTAATCGTCATGGTTCGCCGTGCCGGCCAGCACGCAGCGCCGCGGATGATCGACGGCGTTGCGGCCGTAGGGCGGTCGGAAGCGATCGGACCGGCAGGTAATCATCCGTTTGACCGCCGTGATGTCGGCCCGGCTGAAACTATCCAGCTCCGAGACCTCGATCAACCACTTACCTTGAAGGCTCACGAAAAAATCCTTCTCTGTGACCTCCTCGCTCGCTTCGGCGAACCATGCCTCGCCCACGATCGCCGCGAGCGCGGTAGACTTGCCCGGCCCCTGCGCGCCCTCGATCACGACCATATTGTCGACCTTGACGCCAGGCGTGATCGCCCTCACGATCAGCGTGCGCCAGAAGTTCTCCCCGACCGCGCGGCAATAACCCGAATCGCGAGCGCCGAACACATCCTGAAAAAATCGCGCGCAGCGATGCACGCGATCCCACTTCGGCAACGCCTCGACGAATTCCTTGAGGCTGTCACGCGGATGCCGGTAGGCCATGGCGATCACCGCCTGCGACACGATCTCGCGGCCGATCTTCGAGATGCCGATCACGCGCTGCATGTAGAGCGCGAGATTGATGTCGTCCGCGTCGACCCAATCGCGCGCCGGCTCGCCCGTGCGCAGCCGCTGCAGGAACTCGTCGAACCAAACGAGCCCACGCAGGCGGGGATCGCATTCGAGTATTTTGACCGCATTGTTCAGGTTGGCGAGCGGCACGCCGTTCCCGTTGCGGTCGAGACCCCACGCTAGCCAGCGCGCGACCTGGCTTTGCCCGCCCGCTTCGACTTCGAGTGAGACGCCCGTGCCCGGCGCGACGGCTTCATCGGCTCGAGCGTGTAGATCACCGGCGCGTTCTCGACCGCCCGCGGGAGATACGCGCGGCCGAGCTTGAGATGCTGTTCGAGCTGCAGCAGTTGCCCGCGCGTCGAGTCGTTCATCCGGCCCTGCTGCTGTATCGCCATCGCTATCGCCTCCAGGTCGGCCCGCAGACCGTCGAGCCCCTTCGCTTGCTCGCCCGTCTGCCTGATCCACGTGTCCATCCGGGCGTCGGAGTAGTTCTCCGTGATCCTGATCTGCTCCAATAACCCGATCATCGTCACTGGCATGAGTCGTCGCTTGAGCCTGCGCCACACTTGACGCATCGACCCCGCCGGCCGGTATCCCTTCCCCGCCGCGCTTACCGGAGTCGTATACCTGCCCGGCGTCACGATCTCCTTCGATCTCGTCGTGTCGCCCGCCCTCCGGCCCAGGTGCGTAAACACGTTGCGGCGGCGCCGTTCCAGCCTCCGCCCCAGGTTGTGATCGTAATGCGGCATCGCCGCTTTCATGTCGATCTCGTCGCCGAGCTTCACTCGCAGCGGCCGGCCCTGGCCGAGATTGCGCGCTTCGATCTCGGCCAGGGCCTCCGTGTTTTTCATCCCGTCCTGATACGCTTTGTTGTCCATGTGTCGCCTCCGTTACCAGTTGAACACGCGGCACCGCCCACTGTTTCAGGCGGTCCCAATCCCACCCCTCCGCGAGCGCATCGGCCGCGTCCCACTTGGGCGCGACGCTGCCATCGGGCAGGATGATCTTTACGCTCGGGCATCGCGGCAGCAGATGCTTGCTCGCGATCTCGAACATCGTTTTGATGCCGACATCGTCGTTATCCGGCCAGCACGTCACCGCGCGGCCCTGGAGCGCAGACCAGTCGGCGCGGTCTCGCGCGTTCGCGCCACCCGGCCAGGCGATGCCCACGTATTGCGGCGCGAGCTCGCGCAGCGCCTCGACCTTTTTCTCGCCCTCGACCAGCATCACAGGCGCGCTACGGCGCGCGTGGAGCTCCGCGAGGCCATAGAGCGGACGCGGCGGCGCAAACGACCTCCAACGCCATTCGCACTTGCCCTTGTCGCTCTCGCAATAGACCTGCGGGATGATGTCCTTGACGCGCTTGATGTCGCCGGTCTCTGCCTCGGTCACGTCCCACTCGAAGCGGCAGACGTAACCGAGTAGCCTGCCGTCGCGATCGTGATACGCCCACCGCGCGAGGACCTTGCGCTGCACCCACTTCGGCTTACCTGGGGTGCCGCTATCGACGCCGAAATACTTCGCGTTCGGCGCGTTGCCGGCGTTCTCCGGCACCGGCAGGAGCGGCGTCCACTTCGAGCGCTCGGGCTTAGCAGGGCTCGATGTTGTGTCGGGCGCGCGATCGGAGATCCACGCGCCGCCCTCGTTCAGCTCATCGAACGCGGCCGACTGCTTGAGCCCCTGCGATGCCGCATACAGCGACAAGAGATCGCCGCCCGCGTCGCTGTCGCTGGACGCGAAGTCTTTCCACGAGCCGGTATTCGCGTTGACGGACAAGCTCTCGCCGGCATCGCCGCGCAGGTTGCCGACGACGAACTCGTGCCCGCGCCAGGCGCCCGATGGGAACCATTGCGGCAGCAGCGTCTCGGCCGACTGCAGAAGCCGGGCAGCGAGCCCGGAGTAATCGCGTGGCACGTGTTGCTAGACGCGCAGCGCGACCCGAGCCAGCTCGATGATGAACATCGCCGCGTAAATACTGATCGCGGCAGAACCCCCGTATATGAGAACGAACCCGACGATCCTGATCATTTCCCTCTCCATTGGTTGATTGCGCCGACGCTCTCGTCGACGTCACGGCACTCGATCGCGATGCCGCCCGCGTGTTCGACCTGCGCGAGAAAATTCGCCTGCTCTTTGGTGAGCCTGCCGTTTTGTGATTTGCACTCTATTGCTGTGAAAATCGCAACCCTGCGGCCAACAAAATCAGGCGTGATCGTGATGCTGTGCCATCCAACAAGGTCGCTGCCGCCAGGACTGGCGACGCCATACCTGACATACGAGCCGCGAGCGTCTCGCAGCATGCCGCAGTTGTTGCGAAACAATCTGCAGCCGAGATCACTGAGCTTTATGAGAACGCGCCGAAGTAAAGCGGACTCGCTTAGCCTCATGCGGCCCTCTGCATGTCGCGCACCGGCGCCCGATACCGATTACCGTGCCGCCCCTCCTCCACGCATTGCCGCACATTCGCACGTTGCGATCCGCCGACGAGATGCGACTCCTCGCAGCAAAGCGAGTAATTGCACAGATGCAGCACGTTCACGCCGCGCGTGAGGCGCCGGCCTTTCACGTCGCGCACGACGACGCGATGCACGAGTTCGGCGAGAACCTGGCCCTTGCGCGCCCCGCTCTTACGGCGCACCGAGATATACCCGTAAGGCGTTCCAGAGCGGTTCATTTTCACCCGCCCGAGCCACACCCGGCACGGCACGCCGTTGTATGACGAGCGATCCGACTCGGCCGAGTTCGCGATAATCCGCTCGCGCATCGAGGCGTATTTACGCGGCATGTCAGTCGATCGAGCGCACGTTTTTAATGAGATTGGCAACGTCGCCCCAACTCAGACGACGACGCCCGCGAGAGATCGCACTCTTCACCGCATGCTTCGCCTCGTAACGCTCCTGCATGATGCGCGAGCATTTCGCGTGCGACTTCCACTTAGTCTTAGGTTCCTTGCAGACCTCGCAGATGTTGAACGGTCGGGCGCTCATGCGACCGCCTCACACGGGTGCGCGAAGCATCAGATCATTGCCGGTCTTCGGGCACTTCACTGCGGCACCCTGCAGCGCGCGGTCGAAAAGCAGCTTCGTGAGGCGCACGTCGTTGAGGCAGTAGTCGATCACGCTGCCGATCCGCCCGCGCTGCCAATCCACAGGAGCAAGCGCACCGTGTCCGGTCTTATGCGCGCCAAAGGTCGCGGCGCACATGACATCAAGCCCAAACCCGGCATGCGACGGACACGTGAACCGCGGCCCGAGCCCGGACGCAGCCCATATCTCGACAAGCAGATCGTAGCAACGGCCCGGCGGATCATCGTGCCATGCCCAATCGAAACGCGGATAGGTCGCACAGAGCACGGCGTTATCGAACGCGGCCGAATTAAATCCCACAAGTTGGTCGCGTGCCTTGCAGAGCATTGCAAATTCGGCGTGATTGTCCTCGCAGAAGACGCGATAGCGCTCCTCGGCGTAGTCGTAACAGCCGATAACGGATACACCCATGTTTCCGTGATCGGTCCAGCCCGAGCAGTAGGTTATGCCCTCCTGCCGCGGCGCCACACGGTCAGGGACTGCATTCACAATTTCGATGTCGTATATCAACGCGTTCATACCATCCCTCCCATGATTGCCTTGCGTGCTTCCTCGCCGGCCTTAGCCGCGAGGCGCCCTTTGAAAACAGAACGAGCCCACCAATCCGGGTTCTTGTAGCCGCGCAGTTGACCGATGCGCGTGAGCTGCTCGACGGTCTCGGCCTTCGCGAAGTAGGACTCCTCGACCTCGCGCGCCCGAGCGCGTTCGGCCTTGACGTCGACCTCCTCAAGCTGGCCGTCGACCTGCTCTATCTCTCTCGGCTGCTCGGGAAATTTGAAGCCGCAGTGACGGCATACGACAGACGCCGCAGGAACTACTGCATAGCAGTAGCTACACTGCCGAATCGGAGCCGCGTCCGAGCGCGACTTATCTTTCAGGCGCCCGTCGAGCGACCAAGTGCGCGCGTCGTCGGGCAGGCCGTGCATGCGGCAGTTGCCGGCGTGATCGCAGATCAGCGCCTCCTTCTTACCGGGCGCAGGCCGCAGAGATCGACCCACCTGTTGCAGATAGAGCGCCAGCGAGCGCGTCGGACGCAGTAGGAACGCCGCCTCGATCGCAGGGACATCGAAGCCCTCCCCGAATAGGTCGACATTGGTAAGCACCCTGAGATCGCCACGCTTGAACGCATCGATCGCGTGATCGCGCGCAGTCGAGTCTGTTTCGCCGTCGACGTGCGCCGCGGGCACGCCGGCCGCGTTGAAGCGCCGCGCCATGTCGATCGAGGATTCGACCGACCACATGAACACGACCGCGCGCATGCCGGCCGCGTGCTTGAGATAGTGATCGAGCGCATCCCCGACGACGGTCGACTTCTGCATGAGCGCGTTCAGCTCGCGCTTGTTGAAGTCACCGCCGACCGTATGCACGCCGGTTAAGTCGACGAGATTCGGCGCGAACAGGCGATAAGGCGAGAGCCAGCCATCGCGGATCAGATCGGCCGTCGACAGGCCGCGGATCATTTTCTCGAAGTATTTGCCGAGCCCGGTGCCGTCGAGGCGCTCGGGCGTCGCCGTCATGCCGACGTGAACGGCGTCTGGGTAAGCCGCGAAGATCGAGCTCCATGACGCCGCCGCAAGATGGTGGCACTCGTCCCACACGATGAGCTGCGGCTTCGGCATTAGCTCGTGGCGCCGCGCGAGCGTTTGAATCGAGCAGACCTGAATTGCCTGATGCCGATCGCCGGGGAAGCCCGCCGCGACAATGCCAAGCGGGATGCCGGCGCTCTCGCCGAGCGTGATGACAGACTGCTTGACGAGCTCGCGGCGATGCACACAAAACCATCCGCGATAACCCTTCGAGGCCGCGTTCGCGAGCATCTTTGCGACCATGACGGTTTTGCCGCCGCCCGTCGGGAGCTGAATCAGCAGCGAGCGCGCGCCACCGCGGATTAGCTCGCGCGCGTCGGCGTATAGCTGCTCTTGATAGGGACGGAGGGAGAGGGTCATGCGGCGCGCTCCCTCATAATCGACCACGCATCGAGCCGCAGCCGATCGGCCGCAGCTTTCCCACGCTTCGCAGCAACGCCGTCGAGATATGCCTTCCTGCGCTCGTTGTTCGGCAGATTCGCGACGTAGCGCGCCTCGCAGGAATGGCGATGCTCCTCGCTCGACGTGTCAATCATGCGGCTTTCTTCGCACGCGTATTGCGACTTACGCAACGCCGTCGCCCAAAAATAAGATCGCCAGGCGTGAGGCGCCGACCGCACCGTTTCGCGTGCGCAATCAGCGGCGCGTGATGTCGGCCAGGGACATGAACGCGCCACTGCGATACGGCTCCGGGCGAAATGTCAAGCGCCCTCGCAGTGCCACGAACCCCGAATAACGCTATGACAATTGATTTAGGTGACAAAATGTGTATTATTCCCACGTGCATGCAGCGTTTAGGTAATTTAAACACACTCGTTGTGATTTACGCAATGGGTAAATGGAGAAAAATAACGTGGCACAAAAGCTGCAAGGCAAACGGCCTACATCAAAAACACGTAGAAGGAGAAATCCCATGCTGCAAGTCGACACACAGTATTTCAAGACGATCCTCGGACAGCGGAAAATCTCCGGCCGGGCGTTCGCGAAGCGCCTCGGTATCGACCCGAGCGCTTTATCGCGCACGCTACGCATTAAGCGCGAGATGAAGGCCGAGGAGGCCGCGAAGATCGCTGCATATCTCGGAATCTCTCTCGACGACGTGCTGCGGCATGCGGGCATCCGCGAGGGCGCCAAGATAGAGAACACCGTGCGTGTAACAGGTCGACTCACCGGCACGGGCGAGATCGAGATCATCGGCGAGTCGCGCAAGCCCGAGACCGTGCCGGCACCGCCCGACGTCCCACCAGGATCGACCGCGATCGTTGCCGATACCGCGCGCTCGCCGCTCGAACTCATGGACGGATGGACGTTTTTCATAGGCCCAAAAGTCGACCACCCGAACGAGCTGCTCGGCCGTCAGGTTGTCGCACTCGTCGTGGGCGAGACGAAAGCGCGCCTCGGATGGTTGAAGCGCTCGCACCGTGCGGCGCACTTCAACGTGATCTCGGACGGCGGCACGACACTCAAGGCCGTGCAGATCGAATGGGCCGCACCCGTGATATGGATAAAGCCCTAGCCCTCGCGCTCGCGCTCACGCTTGCCGGCTGCGCCACGGTCTATCAGCATCCGACCAAAGGCGAGCGCGAGCTGCAGGTCGACGCCTACGAGTGCGAGCGCGACGCCGCACCCGTGCAGAATATGATCCGCGCGCAAGCGATGTTCGATCGCTGCCTCGCCGCCCGCGGCTGGACGCCCGACCGGCCGTTCTAAAAATATTTTCGGAAGGTGCTTGACACGGGATGCGATACCGTGCGATAAACGCATTAAGGCATTGTGATTTACACAACGCCATAATGGAGTAGACAATCATGCCCGCACCGATCGCAGTCGTTCGCGTAAACCGCCTGAGCGACAACAGCAAGACCTACGACGTAATGATCTTCGACGGATCGCGCCAAGTCTGCACGCTTCCGTGCATGACCGAAGGTGTCGCCTACGACCTCACGAACCGCATCAACACGAGCGTCGACGGCGTCACGGAATACGAAGATCACGCGCGCGAGACGGCGCAGCGCGAGGCACTCGAACTCGACCGGCAGATCGAGGCCGACGAGACCGCATGCCTGACCGGCCCCACCGTTGCTTAATCCACAACCCTCAAGGGATAACCGCACCATGAAACACCCCCGCGACGCCAACGGCCGCACCATCCAGCCCGACGACATCGACGAGCCCCGCCAGGAGGAGCGCGCCTGCCCGCCCGTGCCGCTGCTCACGCGCGCCGAACTCGACGCCCGCGACGAGCGCATCTATCAGCAAGGCCTGCGCCGCGAGCGCATGACGAGATACGGTGGATAACGTGACTACCGTCGCCGAGCGCATTACATAGCAAGCATTTCGCATGAAGGGAGCAAAGATGGAAACGATTACCGCCTACAAGGGATTTGAGGCCGATTGGACCTGCCGCGGTTTCGCCTACGAAGTCGGCAAGAGCTACGCGCACGACGGCGACGTTGCGCTGTGTCAAAAGGGCTTTCACGCTTGCGAGAACCCGCTCGACACCTTGTGCTATTACCCGCCGACCGGTCGCATGGCAGAGGTATCGCTAGGCGATTTCAGTGAGGAAACCGACAACGACTCGAAGCGCGTAGGAAAGTCGATCACGATCAAAGCCGAGATCACGATACCCCTGCTCGTATCAGCCGCTATCACCTATATCGAGCAGCGCTGCTGCGGTCCGGTAAAGGCGAAGCACTCCACAGGCTACAGCTCGGCCAGCAGCGCGACAGGCTACAGCTCGGCCAGCAGCGCGACAGGCGACAGATCGGCCAGCAGCACGACAGGCCACAGCTCGGCCAGCAGCACGACAGGCCACAGCTCGGCCAGCAGCACGACAGGCCACAGCTCGGCCAGCAGCACGACAGGCTACAGATCGGCCAGCAGCACGACAGGCCACAGATCGGCCAGCAGCACGACAGGCGACAGATCGGCCAGCAGCGCGACAGGCCACAGCTCGGCCAGCCTGACGACAAACTGGGATTCCAGCAGCGAAATAACGCCCGATCCTGACGGCAAGCCGCTGCACGCGATAGCGGTCGCGGCGGGCGGATTGAGCAAGGCAAGGGCGCCCGCGGGCAGCGCTATCGTAATCGTCCACCGAGACCAAGACAGCGCGATCCAGCATATCTTCGCGTCAAAAGTGGGGGAAAACGGCATTGAGCCAGACGTGTTCTACACGCTCAACGCCGAAGGCAAGCCGGTCGCCGTATGACAATGCGCCACACGCTCACGCTGCTGCTTGCGAACTTGGCGCTTGCCTACGCCGATCTGATCCTGCTCGCCGAAGTCTTGCGGCGCGCTGTTGCTTAACTAACAACGGAGTATCTGACATGGCTGCAAATCGCCTGATCGTCACGCCGAAGAACGAGGCCGAATGGCACGGCATGCGCGCGATGGACGTGACAAGCACGGAGAGCGCTGCGCTCTTTGAAATGTCTCCATACACCACGAAATTCGAGTTATTTCACAGCAAGCGCGCGACCAAGCTCGTGATCCTCGACGCGGCCGGCCGCATGTTGTGGGGGCAGCGCATGCAGAACACGATCGCACGCGGCATCGCCGAGGATTACGGCGTGAAAGTGCGGCGCCTCAATGCATACGCGCGCCTCACGACCTGCCGCATGGGCGCGTCGTTCGACTTCGAGGTCGTCGGCGTGACAGACACCGTCGTCGAGAACCCGGCGCTGCAGCATATGTATCAGAGTCACGGCGTCGGCATCCTCGAAATCAAGAACGTCGACTCGCTCATCTTCAAGCAGCAATGGAGCGCCGAGCGCGACGCAGAGACCGGCGCGAAGGAATACGAGGCGCCCGCCCACATCGAGATACAAGTGCAGCACCAACTGCACGCCATAGATCGCGGATGGTCGGTGCTCGGCGTGCTCGTCGGCGGCAACACACCGATCGTCATCGTGCGTGAGCGCGACGAGGAAGTCGGCAACGCGATCGAGGGACGCGTCCGCCACTTCTGGCAGTCGATCGCCGATAACGCCCCGCCGCCGCCAGTCATGCCCGACGACGCCGAGTTCGTCTGCAAGCTCTACGGCTTCGCCGAGCCCGGCAAGGTCTATGACGGCCGCGCCGATGAGGAACTGCTCGCGTTATGCGAGGGATACAGCGCCGCAGCGGAAATCGCGAGGCAAGCCGACGAGGACAAGAAGATCGCGAAGGCCAAAATCTTTACCAAGATCGGCGACCACGAGCGCGCCTTGCTGAACGGTTACTCGATCTCGGCTGCGATGGTTGCGCCGGCCGACATCAGTTTTCACCGCGACGGCTTCCGCGGTTTCCGCGTGACGAAGCTCAGAGACCCCGCAGTTAAACCCACCAAAGAAAGGAAGGCAGCATGAAGATGCGCATTGAGCTGGGCCGCGAGGAGACCAGCACAATTATCGCTGAATACATCAGGAAAACAATCCCATCGTGCAGCGGGAAGCACGTCGAGGTTTCGATGACGAGTTACTCAGGCGCGACTATTGATATTACGGAGCCAACGCAGCCCGCGCCGGGCCCCGAATAAAGCGCACCCCACAACCCCCACAAAAGGAGCCACACATGAGCAAAACTCGCATCTATAGTATCGCCCCCACGAACGCGCAGCAGGGCACCCTGCCGCGCATGGTCGAGGCGGGCACGGCCGCGCAGGCGTTGCGGCATGTCGTCACCGGCATGTTCGCAATCGCCGTCGCCGGATCGCTCGACGTCGTGAAGTACATGGAGTCAGGCGGGAAAGTCGAGAAGGCGAAGGCCGACGCCGGGCCGGCGATCGATGCCGCACTCGCTGGCGATCTGCTGCCGACGCCAGAACCCGGC